GAAACAATTGCCACCTGACACCAAGGATCTTGATCAACTGATTACAAACAGTGTGGAAAATTTTGGCGAATATCGCAAACTGGTAAAAAGACTTGAAATGTGGCAAGAGTGGTATACCAAACAAAAAGAAAACTTTGATCGGGTACAGTGATGCTAGACAGTCTAATACAAGAACTAGAATCATACACTGATACTGATTTTCATGCGTCAAACTTTGCTGTACAAGCCAAAGTATTTTATGATTTGTACCAGCAAGGACATGTGAGCAAAGAAAATTTGTTTTACCAATTGCTTACAATAATAAATGCCAACGTTGATAAAAGCAATAATGCAATTGTTGGCGACAAAATCAAACTTGACTCTTTACTATATAGAATCAAAGAATGGTTAGAGCGATGACACATAATCAAAAAGGAGCTATAAAATGCCTATTACAGGAAAAACCCCAATTGCAGATCTAGGCGATGCCGGCGATGCAGATCACAGAATTGACTCATTGCTAGGTGCCGAAGAAATGCCTACCAGCACTAGAGTTGAGCCCAGCTTTGGTCCAGCGCCAGGTGCTGGATTTGGTGCACCATCTGCACCTAGTTTTGGTGCTGCATCTATGCAACCACAGATGGCAGCACAACCACAAATGAATCTCACTCAAGCCGGTTCAAATGCAGCACAAGGTGCTGATGTGTTGGTTAAGAATACCAATGAAGATTGGATCAATAAAAAATGGCGTCCGGTCATGGGCTGGGTGTACATGGCCACTTGCACAGCAGACTTTGTGCTGTTTCCTGTGCTTTGGAGTATTCTGCAGACCATGCAAGGAGGTCAAGTAACCAGTCAATGGCAACCATTGACACTACAAGGTGCAGGCCTGTATCATATTGCCATGGGTGCTGTGCTTGGTATTGCCGCTTACGGACGTACCAAAGAAAAGCTAGACCAAAAACAGTAAATATAAATAATTGCATGAACAGTCAGCGAAAATTGCCTAGTAAGGGATTTTCGCTTGACACATGGTTAAATAACGTGTAAAATATGCGCATGGACTATTATTCTATCCTGGGTGTGCCACGTGACGCATCTGAAGACGAAATTAAGGCAGCTTATCGTAAATTGGCAATGAAGCATCATCCTGATAGGGGTGGTGATCAAGCACAATTTCAAAACATACAAGAAGCCTACGACACTCTTAGAGACAATCAAAAAAGAGCAGCGTACGATAACCCGCAGCCACAAGGTGCTCATTTTAGTTTTAACTTTGGGGGCGGCGATCCTTTTGGAGATATCTTTGCTCAATTTGGATTTGGTGATCCGTTTGCTCACATGCGACAACAACAACGTCGTAACAAAGACATTCGTATAAGAATTCATGTCACACTGTCGGAAACTCTTACCGAACAGACAAAAACAGTCAGTGTGCAAACTACATCCGGCGAAAGACAAACAGTAAATGTAACTATTCCACAAGGCATTACCACTGGCAGTACAATCAAATACCCAGGCCTAGGCGATAACATGTTTACTACCTTGCCAAGAGGTGATTTAATTGTACAATTTGTAGTAGATGAAGATCCTAGATATTCTATACACGGAATTGATCTTGTTTATAAAACTGTAATTAATTCAATTGATGCAATGACTGGAGTGTCTGTGGATATTCCTGGCATTGAAGATAGAACTTTCAACATGCAGATTCCTCCAGGTACTGCTCATGGTGCTAAATTTAGAATTCCCAATCAGGGTTTGTATGCCATGAATCATAATGGGCAAGTGCGTGGCAGTTTAATTGTTGAAATTTTCATAGATGTGTTAAAATGCACTACACCACAGCAGTTGGATTTAGCTAAAAAATTACGCGACATTCTATAAATAATTTACAACATGATCACTCCTAATCCAGAAATTGAAGTAATTATAAACGCAGCTGGAGACAACGCCAAGAAATACAATCACGAATACGTGACTCTTGAGCATTTGTTGTTTGCCATGGTGTCATATAAACCATTCAACGATTTATTAAATCAATTTGGAGTTGACACTGCTAGTTTATTGATAGATATCAACACCTATCATGCCAATGCAGACTATCTGATCAGCAAAGAAGCTGACTTTAATCCTAAGAAAACTCATGCATTGGAAAGAACATTTAATAGAGCTCTCACACAGGTTTTGTTTAGTGGCCGTAATTACATGCAGGTAATTGATTTGTATCTGAGTTTGCTAGGAGAAACAAACAGTCATGCTGCATATTTCTTAGCACGTCACGGTATTGATCGCACAAAGCTATTGGAATTCTATAAAGAACACTATCAGGAAAACTCAGGGCGTAAAAATGCAAGCAAACAGCGAGCAGCAGAAATCCTCAAAGAATATTGCGAGGATCTTACAGAGCAGGCTCGCGAAGGTAAAATTGATCCGGTGATTGGTAGAGAATTTGAAATTGAAGAAATCACTCATGTGCTGGCCAAGAGAAACAAGAGCAATGTACTCATGGTAGGTGATCCCGGAGTGGGCAAGACAGCCATTGCAGAAGGACTAGCAAGAAAAATTGTGCATGGCGAGGTGCCAGAATATTTAAAAAACTTTACCTTGTTTAATCTTGACATTGGTAGTTTACTAGCAGGCAGTAAGTATCGAGGCGAGTTTGAAGAAAAACTAAAAGACGTTATCAAGGCCCTGAATGTAAAAGGCAACTGTATTCTGTTTATTGATGAAGCTCATCAAATGCGTGGCGCTGGTGCAGGATCAGGTAGTAATGTTGATTTTGCCAACATGATCAAACCTGCACTAACCAAAGGACGTATCAAGGTTATTGCAAGTACCACTTGGGAAGAATACACACAGAGCTTTGAAAAAGACCGTGCGCTCATGCGTCGCTTCTATAGACTTACCATAGATGAACCTACACCAGCTGTGGCCAAAGATATTTTACGTGGGCTGCGCAAACACTTTGAAGAATTTCATGGCGGTACCATTGAAGATGATGCCATTGACAGCGCAGTGGATCTAAGTGTGCGTTATCAAAGTGATAAAAAATTGCCAGACAAGGCCATCGATCTTATTGACACAGCCTGTGCAAAGGCCAAGATCAACTTTGTGGATTGGAGTATTAACAAGACACACATCATAGAGACCTTGGCTAAATTCACCAAACTACCAGCTGAACAAATAGCCAATGTTGAAGGCGGAAAAACCATAACCAATTTAGAAGTATCTATTAAAGAAAAGCTATTTGGTCAAGATAATGCAGTAGACACGGTGTTAGAAAAAATATACGTAAGTCGTGCAGGACTTAAAGCAATTAACAAACCAATTGGTAGTTTTCTTTTTACTGGCCCCACTGGTACAGGCAAAACAGAACTGGCAAAGTTGTTAACCGAAAACCTCGGGATGAAACTATTACGATATGATATGAGTGAATACCAAGAGAAACATTCAGTGGCAAAACTGATTGGAGCTCCCCCCGGGTACGTAGGTTATGATGATGGCAATCTAGGTGGCGGTTTGTTGATTAGCGAAATTGAAAAAAATCCCAATGCAATTATTCTGTTTGACGAAGTAGAAAAAGCACATCCTGATGTAATGAATATTTTATTAACCATGATGGATGAAGGTATGGTCACAGCCAGTAATGGAAAAAAAGCAGACTGTCGTAACTGTATCATTATTATGACCAGTAATTTAGGCGCAGCAGACAACGAGCGTAACAACATTGGATTTGCTCGTAGTCTAGAACGCACAGGTGAAGATGATCGTGCTGTGAAAGAATTTTTTAAACCAGAATTTCGTAACAGAATGGACGCTGTGTGTAAATTCAACAAGCTAGACAAATCTAGTATGAAAAAGATTGTGGTTAAATTTCTAAATGAAATGAATGAACTCATGAGCGATCGTAACATGCGTGTGCGCAGCACAGATGCCATGTTAGATCATCTGGTAGAGCAAGGATTTGATAGCAAAATGGGTGCTAGGCCTTTAGGTAGGAAAATTAACGATCTAATCAAGGTGCCTTTGAGTAAAAAAATACTGTTTGAATCTGTACCAAATAACACAAACATTACCATTGACTATAGAAACAATGAAGTTTGTTTTGATATTCAAATGGCTTTAAATAACGCACTTCCTATAATTGACAGCAATGGATATATTGTCTTGGACCAAGTTGAATCCTAATATCTCAGCAACAACAGTAACCAAGAGATTTTTTAACCGTTATTGTTACAAACTGGATTTAGAAATTCACGGTAGCTCATTTCTGCGCTATCCTGAAGTACCTATCAATGAACAAATTGAACATAGACGCAAGGTAAACAGAAAAATAAATTTTGCTGGCAGTTGGAAATACAAAACACAATCCCCAGACAAGGAAGATATCAAGGCTCTAGAATATCTCATGAACAACTACATTGTGAACCCTGGTGTGTTCAAGTTTAGGATTGAGGAGCCAACCTTGAGTGTGTATGCCGAAGACGAGCAAGAACTCTATGACTTTGCATCAAAACTTCGTCAATCTGTCAAGAACAATCGGCATATCAAACGCATACATCGTCCTAAGTCTCAAGCACATTTAGAACTACTGAATCAAGGCTACACAGTTAAAGAAAGCAAAAAAGGATTTCGTTACAAGGTCATGCTGCGTGAAGGTAGATACAATTATACAGTAAAACAACAGCTCTATAACTATCTTAAAAATCTTGGAGACGAAGTATGGTTACCAGCACATCTCAAGGAAGCTCTTGAAAAACCCTATGATAGTTTTTGGGGCAGTTATTTCTACTGCAAAGACCTAAGCATCTTGACCATGATGGCTCTGGTCAATCCTATGTTTGTACGTTCTGTTGAGACCTATCAAGCTGTGACTAAATAATATGCATAGATAATAGGAGTGCAAAAATGGCACGTATACACGAAGAAACCATCACAATCAAAATCAGTAAACTGGTGCGCAATGATGATTCCTGCGGAAAACTGGCTGATTCAGAGATAGTGGCGTCGCTGGAAGCAGTGGTGCAAGAACTTGTGGGCTCAGATGTGATTGTAGAAATTGCAGAAACCAACTAAACTAGATTAAATAATTTTACAGATTTTCAAAGAGGAACTTAATGTCAAATTCAAACAATCCCCGCAAGGGTAAAAAAATTGTGATTCCTGGAAGCAGCGCGGCTCAAGCAGAAGCTGCGCAGGCAGTAGGCCAGGAGCCACTACCAACCAGTCCAGGCGGGGGTGCACCGGGCACCCAAGCCCAACAAGACATACTTAAAGAAATTGCTCGAGTACAACAAACTCAACAGTACAGCGGTGAACCACAAAAGTTTGACTTTACCAAGGTACACCTGCATCTGGGTATTCCCTGCTATGGCGGTATGGTAAGCGAACCCACAATGACCAGTTTCTTGCGTTTTGTGCTCATGGCACAGCAAGTGGGTCTGAACTGGAGTCTTGATACCATGGTAAACGAGAGCTTGGTCACTCGTGCTCGCAACAACTTGATGGCCAAGATGATGACCAATACCAACGCCACACACTTCATGTTCATTGATGCAGACATTCGGTTCCAGCCAGAAAGCATTTTTCAAATGATTGCCTGTGACAAGGATGTGATTGGTGGCCTGTATCCTAAAAAAGCCTTGCCGATCAACTATGTGATCAATCTCAAACCCACTGTTACTGTACAGGGCGACATCTACACAGTTGACACCATGGGCACCGGCTTCCTGCTGTTCAAGCGTCATGTGTACGAAAAGCTGATCGCTGCGCATCCAGAAAGCAAGTATGTGGATGACATTGGTCTGGGCAAGCAGTACGAGCCCATGATGTATGCTATTTTTGACTGTGTGATTGACGAGCGTGGTCACTATCTCAGCGAAGACTGGACATTCTGCCGTCGTTGGCAAGCACTAGGCGGCGAGATCTGGGCACACAGCAAGACCCTGCTGAATCATGTGGGTCACTATGAATTCACCGGAGATCTAAGCAAGTTGGACATTACCAAGATGGCCAGCCCGGCATAAGCACAGCCATATCACACAAGGCCCTGCGGGGCCTTTTGTTTTTTGTAGTGTACAGCATACAAGCTCTACTCATAAATATAATAATAGATTTATGGGTTTATAATGTACATATTTGAAATGTTTGAATCAGCTGGGCGTAGAGTGGTAGTTACATACCCCGGACGTTTCCAGCCCTTTCATCTTGGGCACAAAGAGGTATTTGCCTACTTGCAAAGCAAATTTGGCAGCGATAATGTGTACATTGTGACAGGCAATAAAACCAACGATGTTGACACCCCTTTTAATTTTAGCGACAAAGTTAAATTCATGAATGCAGCTGGAGTGCCTATGCACAGCATAATTGAAGCTGATAAAGTATATGATCTCCCAGACCAGTTCCAAGCCAGCAAAGAAAACACAATTTTTATTACCGCAGTAGGTGCTCCTGATGCAGCTAGACTACGTCCAGGAAGCACTAAGAAAGATGGCTCTCCAGGATATTTTCAAACACTACCAAAAGATCTTGGTCAAATGGCCACAGCTGATCAGCATGGCTATGTGGTGATTGCAGATGAAAAACAGGACAAGGTTTCAGTTGGTAAAAACATCTATGACATCAGCCACGGAACTCCAATAAGACAGTTATGGAATCAGGTGCGTGATAATCCTCAACAACGAGCAGAAGTTTTGAAAAAACTATATGGTCAAGCAGATCCAATGCTAGGCGAAATCATGGACAAGATTCCAACTCAAGCACCTGAACCAAAACCAAAACCAAGTCCAAAACTTAAAAAAGTCAAACAACCCGAAGTCACCACTGAAACTCGTGTGATCAGCAAAGATGATCTAGTTGATATCTATATCGCTGGCATGCACAAAGGAAACCCAATCAAGAAACAAGTTGGCAAAGATATTCCCAACAAGCTGGTTGATAGATTCATTGACCATGTGTCAAAAAAGTTTGGTATTAATCCAACCGCATTTGTTTATGGTCCATCTAACAAACTAAGCGAAGAAGCAGCAGGTGTAGGCGTGGTGCGAGATGGCAACGATCCGCGATATGTGATGGCTACCATGGGCGATCAAAACGATGTAAATGCAAACACCTTAAATAACATGATGCAGGGTTATGGATTAATTGGTACCAAGCACAGTGGAAAACTCAAACCAGTTGATAAAAATGTTGGAAAAGGCAAGGTTGAAGAGAACATGAGCACAAGAGAAAAACTACACAAACGTCATCAAGAGTTAAGAAAAAAATCTGGCCTGCCTGATCCTGAATATTACAAAGAATTTGGACGCAAGAAACAAGCAGAACTAGATGCTCTGCGAGCAGAAATTGAAGCAGATAAAAAAAGATTACAGAAAAGTGTTAATGAAGAATTATCAGTGATTAGACAAGAATTAAACACACTGAAAGAAAGTCAAGACCAAGAACGTATTGCTGAACTACAGCAGCGTGTGATGTACTTGATTCAACTGCGTGAATCATGGAAAAGCAAACTGGCAGCACTTGGTCTAGCAGGGGCTGCTGCTATGAGTCCGGCACCTGCACAAGCAGATACCTGGGACGACATCATGAGTCCAGTGCGTAAGGTACAAAAATTTCAAAGAGATATTGGAAACTTTGGACGTAATGTGGACCATCAGGTCAGCGGCGCAAGAAATCGTGTGGGTAGAGATCTTGAACAAATTCCAATTGGTGGTATTGACAAGGTTGGTCGAGCCATAAGAGGCAGTACAGACCATCAACAGTTACAAAGAGATCCTGCATGGGATGCAAAAGTTCAAGCAGCAAGAGAAAAACAACAGCGTGATCAAGAAGAACGTGAACGTCGTATGCAGCAGGATAAAGAACGTTATTCCCAAGACCGTCCAGCTAGCGAACCTGATTATAGAGACAGAGATAGTGGCAGATGGGGACAAAAATATCAAGACAACGATTATACCATGAATGAAAGCAGTGCAGGTGCCACAGGAGCAGGTGCCATTGCTACAGGTATTAACTCATCAAATGGATTTGGTTGGAGTGTGTTTTACAAACAGAACCAAAAGAAAAAGAAAGCGAAACTAGCATGAGCAATATGAAAACTCTTTTAGAAAGTGTGACCAAGTTTGCAGGTGAGCCTGAGCAAAAACCAGGCGACCAAGTACGAGGACACGAAAAAGCCAAGTCCCGCAAAGACGGCAAACATCCTTTTGCAGGCAGATTGGTTGGCGGATCTGCCAACGAAAGTCAAGAACTTGAAGAAAGTCTAATGACAGAATACAAATATTTTGTACAAGAACAAACCCCGCCTGCTGCAAATGCTGCACCAACTGCGTCCAGTCCAGTTGCCAACATAAATCCAGCTGGTGCTGGAACTGCTGCCACTGCACCAGCGGCAGGAGCCGCTCCTGCCGCTACAGGCACACCACCAGCGACCAATACAGCTACCACAGCCAAACCTCCAACAACTGGTCAAGCACCAGCAGGACAACAACCACCTAAGCCTGGTCAACCAGCTGCACCAGCAGGACAACAGCCACCTGCAGGACAAGCAGCGGCCAAACCAGCCACTGGAGCTCCAGGCGCAGGCACAGCCACACCTCCTAATCCACAACAGGTCAAGTCTGCTACTGACACAGTGACAAAAATAATGAATAATCCAGCTGATCCGTTTAATGCTCAGCTACAGGCTCTGCTTAAAAAAGCAGGTATGGTTCCGAGGTAAGCACATGAACGTTTTTGACCTTTTTGAATACGATGACGATCCTGAGAATGAAGGTGTTGAAAAATTACGATTTCACCTCAAACGCAATAGATTTAAAAGTTTAGAAAAACCTAAACTGCACAAACACAGTCATCGTATTGGCGAACAGGATGTAGAAGAAACTGCCAGCATGACCAAGGGCATGAAAAGCAATCATGATGCTTTTAAGATGCAAGAAGCTCGCAAGCCTGATGTAAACTTTGACATTGAAGATATCAAACGTCTAGAACAGATCAAAGATCTTGCCACACTAAAAACACAGGCCATGAATCTAATTGCCAAGCCCAGTGCCAAGCCCATGCGACCAGAAAAGGTAGAATGGTTTAGATCTTCACTGGAGCGTATGGACAGTCCTATGAAAGTGATCAAGCTGATGTATGATCTCATGCTCAGCGGCGAAGGACATCAAGTGATTGGTAGTCGTCGGAGTATGAATCCAAATAGTTATCGCAGTAGATTTGGCGAGACTGTGCTAAATCCAAAAGACATGCACGGTGATTATGATGCCAAACGCAAAGCCTTACATGATCTATCTAGAGATCCTAATGTAGATCAAAAAGAAGTTACACAGCGAAGGTTGGACTTAGACAAAGAAGCCAAAGCCAAAGGTGTAACAGAAAGCTCTGCTGGAGCAAAATATAAAATAAAAAGCATAGGCAAAGATAAGAACGGTGACTACTACATCAGCCCTAACACAGGTAAAAAAGTTTACAAGCAAGCTAAAGTGGGCGATCACGAAACTCCACGCGGGGAAGTAAAACCTAAGGTGGCGGAAAGCAATGAGCCACGTTTCCTAGATGATGACTTCTATGCATATGATCCAGAAACCATGGAAATCAAAGACACCTGGAGTCACAAGAGTGTAGGACGTAGACACAGTGAATATCGCGCACAGCAAGAAGGTTGGAAAGTAGTCAGCGGCATGCGAGCCAAAAGTCTAGGATTACACCACCCAACAAGAAATGAATCCAAGCAACGTCTGGATCCCAAGTGCTGGACAGGCTATAAAAAGCAAGGTACTAAGATGAAGGGCGGCGTGCGTGTGAATAACTGTGTGCCTGCTGAAAGTATAGAAGAAGAAAACAAAGGCTTGTATTACAATGTAAACAAGCGTAAGAAAGCGGGTACCAGTAGACCAGCAGGTCATCCAAAAGCACCTACCGCACAGGCATGGAAAGATGCTGCCAAAACTGCCAAGAAAGAAGCAACTGAACCTGGTATTAGCAAAGATAAAGAAACCAAGTTTCATGCAAAACTGGATCAGTTAGTGCATGACACGTTTGGCAAGAGACAAAGTGAAATGATGGAAGCTCTGGAAGAATACTTATACGAACTAGAGCTAGCCGGCTATGAAGTAATTAATGAAGAAAGAACTCGACCTTAGGACCGAGTGCGCGGCTGCTGCGCATGGTAGAGGATTCGCTACCCAAAACCGTAAAGTGAGCATAAATACAACACTATGGACAGATTACAACAAGCACTTAAAATTGCATTCGCAAGCGAATTCAGTTTTTATTTAAAAGCCCATAACTATCATTGGAATGTAACAGGTCCAATGTTTCCGCAGTTGCACGATCTATTTGGCAAGATCTACGAAGAAGTGTATGGTAGTATAGATACCTTTGCTGAAGAAATTCGTGCTCTAAACACTTTTGTTCCTGCCAGTTATACACGTTTCAGCATGCTCTCACAAATTGATGATGAAACAGCTATCCCAGATGCGCAAACCATGTTAGCAGAACTATTGTCTGACTGTGAACGCATGTGCAAACTATTAAAGTTGACTTTCGACATGGCCACCGCAGAAGGTCAAGAAGGACTAGCAGACTTCTTGGCAGGACGCATGGATGCTCATAAAAAGCATTCGTGGATGTTGAGGTCAACACTGGCATGAAACCTTGCAGTTATAAATTTTTAAAACAATGCACCTTTTGGCAATTTTACGCCAGTGTGTCTGTTGGTATAGCCACCGTTCTTGGATTTATAATTTATAACAACGGTATAAGTGACTGGACTGTGTGCATGAAGTTTGCTGCAGGGTTTGGAGCTTTCACTTGCTTGTGTTGGTGGCTCTGGTGTGTAAAAAAAATTAAAGACATTGCATTTTGGTGGTTTGATTTACATCATAAATTAGAACAAACACACATTCTGTTAAATGAAACCAAACAAGATCTCAAAATTATAAAACAGTCTTACAAGCAAGAAAATAACCTGTTTACCTAAACAAGGAAACCAATGCAAGACTTGGTACTCACAAACAATCAACTGAATCCAGAAGGATATTGGACCAATGCCATAGGCAAGTTGGTGTTTGCACCTTCTGCTGAGGATCTTGCACTGTTTGATCAAAACGGTTATGATCTAACAGAACTGGAAAAAGAATTTGCCAGTGCCAACGAAGCCACTCCTAAACCACATCGCAGTCATAGAACAGCTTTAAAACAAGACTGGTTTGTTCAAGAAGAAAAAGATGCCGGTGCTATACTCAATCATAGTTTGATGTTTGAACGCAAAGGTTATAAAGGTGCTGCACTCACTCAGTTAAAATTTTGGGCAGTGGATTTGCCTCGTGTGCATCAATTGATTGCCATGCGTCCAAAATGGGGATTAGATTTTAGTATGGACTGGGTAGATAGAGATGGCAATGCTTTTGAAGTGTTGCACTGGGAGTATGACGGTTTTGATTATAACGAAATCATAGAAATGAAAGAACTTGTGCAGCCTAAACTAAAAGAAATAGATTGGGACGATGCAGGTCAGCGCATACTCAAGCACAAGGACGAATGGCATCATCTAGAGTTTTTTGCACAAAGTGATTGGAAATGTAACTATTTTAGAATTCCTCAAGAACGTTTTAAAATGGTTATTTGGAAGTAAGTAAATACAACACTATGACAATCGTTTACATTCACGGTGCTACAGCCACTGGCGCAAGTTTTAATTATCTACGTGAACATGTTCCTGCACACAAAGAACTGGTGTTAGAGTACGATAGCGAAAATGGATTTTTTAAAAATCTAGAAAACATGTACAATACCTTGATGTCAACAAAAGGCAAATTGTTTTTTGTTGGTCACAGTCTGGGAGGAATTTATTGTCTAAGTTTGGCGAACTATTTTCCTGCCAAGGTGCTAGGCGGAGTAACTATTAGTACACCCTATGGCGGAAGTGAAATTGCCAGTTTTGCAAAATATTTTGCACCATTTAGTATATTGCTTAAAGAAATCACTCCATATAGCAAGCCCATAGCTCATGTGAAACAAATTGCTGTGCCACGCAACTGGACCAACATAGTTACAACCAAAGGCAATAGTCCTTGGATTCCTGGAGACAATGACGGAGTTGTCACAGTGGACAGTCAGAGATATCATAAAGACATGAACTTGATTGACATGCACACAAACCACTATGAAGTGTTGATGCGTCCAGAAACCTGCCAAATTATCAAAGAAAAACTTATTTAATGTACCACTGTGTGATATTGTATGGCAATGATACGACTCCATTAAGTAAAACAGGCGGACCTTTTAGAATTGCCACAGATCTACGCATAGCCGGATTCAGTGTAATTTGTATTGACCTTACTGCATTTGATTATAAAGATGATTTTGATTCTGAACTGGAATCATATTTAAGTAAATGCATAGGATCTCAAACTCTATGGGTGGGTATCAGTGCTTCCTTCTTATGGAAAATTTTTGGTCTTCAGCACGAATACTATCCGTCAGACATATCTCCTGTTTCGAAGGTTTCAGGAATAACAAAGTTTGTCAAATTTGTAAAAGCAATTAACCCAAAAACTAAATTGATATTAGGCGGCACACGATCGTGGATACTAGAGAACAAATTCCAATTTACAACATTTGAAGGACCAGTAGACGAAGAAATAGTGAAATACACCCAATGGTTAAACGGAGACAAAATCCAAATACCTTTAGATTTTTATGGACAAAAAATAATTTATAAAGAATATAAGAATTTTTCTACATCCTTAACCAAATATCATGCAGATGATATTGTTTTAGATGACGATGTTCTTGTTTTAGAAACTGCCAGAGGTTGTATATTCAAATGCAAATTTTGTTCGTTTCCTTTAAACGGAAAAACCAAAGGAGACTGGATCAAAAATGCTAATGTTTTACGAGATGAACTGATTGACAATTATAGAAATTATGGAATCACCAAATACACCATAAGTGATGACACCTTTAATGATAGTCAAGAAAAACTACAATTATATTGGGATAAGGTATTTTCTGTTTTACCGTTTGCTGTTGAATTCCAGAGTTATTTGAGATTAGATCTATTGATGCGTAATCCAGCAAATGCTTTTCTTTTATCTGAAATGGGTCTAAAAAACGCTATATTTGGAATCGAAACTCTTAATGAAAGCAGTGCCCGGGCTATTGGTAAAGGTGTACCGCCTCAAGATCAAATAGACTTTTTGTGTGATCTCAAAAATGGTCAGTGGAAAAACATACGCACACATTCAAACTTTATACTAGGTTTGCCTTTTGACACTATGACAGACATACTGAATTTAAACCAATGGATGCAAAGTTCTAATAACCCTTTAGACACATGGACGATTGAACCGCTATATCTATTGCCAAAAGAGTATGGTTTCAAAAAATACTATGACAGTTTTTTTGATAATAATTACAACCAGTATGGTTATGAGATGCAGTTTGACACCGAGAATCAAAATTATTATTGGATTCACAAAAAAAATGGCTTAGATTTTAAAAAATGTTCTTTATTAGCAAATACTTTGAATGCAGCCAAGGAATCATTAGACAATCATAAAGCAGGCCAGGCATTTGAATACATGCATCTTAGGCAATGGTGTAATCACGAAGAATTATGTACCATTAGTGCTAGACATCTGTATGCAAAATACGATTTTCAATCACTAGGCAATCAAAAGAAAAAAAAATACTTACAACAGCTATCAGATAGACTAGATCAAATATCTCATGAATAAAATTCTTTACATTTTTATCTTAACGCACATTACAATTGTATGTGTGACTTTATATCTACATCGCAGTCAAGCTCATCGCGGAGTAACCTTTCACCCGGTACTGTCACATGCCATGCGTTTTTGGTTATGGTTAACCACAGGTATGATAACCAAACAATGGGTGGCCATACATCGCAAACATCACCAGCATGATGATCAACCTGGAGACCCACACAGTCCACATGTGTTCGGAATCTGGCGTGTGCTGTTTGGTGGTGCATTTTTATACGCCAAGGCCGCCAAGGATCGTGCCATGATAGAAAACTACGGTGTGGGCACACCCAACGACTGGTTGGAACGTAAAATCTACACGCCATTGAACTGGGTTGGTATTTTGCTCATGTTGATCTTAAATATTGTTGTGTTTGGCTCATGGGGCCTGCTGATCTGGGGCATCCAAATGATCTGGATACCATTTTGGGCAGCAGGTGTAGTAAACGGACTAGGACACTGGATAGGATACCGCAATGGGCAAACTCGCGATCAATCTAGAAATTTATTTCCTCTTGGCATTATCATTGGTGGTGAATGCCTTCACAATAATCATCATCTGGATCCTGCTAATCCACGCTTGAGCAGACGATGGTTTGAATTTGACATAGGCTGGATGTATATCAAGATACTCCAAACACTAGGTTTGGCTAAACTTCGTGTTGCAAGTGTGTAAAAAATCTCATATAATAGATACATTATAGGAGATCATCATGACAGCTAGAATGTTTAGTGCCGAACAAAAGGCCAAACTCACCCAATTAATCAACGAAGGCATGACCATCATGCAAGAAGTTGAAGATCTCACAGAAGGTCTCAATGACACCGTGAAAGCCATTGCAGAAGAACTAGAAGTCAAACCAGGTGTACTGAAAAAAGCCATACGTATTGCACACAAGAGCAAGCTGGGCGAAACCAATGCCGAACACGAAGAACTCAATACCATCCTAGAAACAGTAGGCAAGACTCTTTGACCAATATACTAAATGGAATCTCTGAATGGATACAGCAAGATTACCAAAGTCATAGACTACGTTTTTGTCTTGAGGTCCT